ACCAACCAGTGGCAGATTGGAGAATTTCCAGGTCTTTTTCGCGATTGACTCTCTTTAGAGTCAACGCGTCTTTTGCCAGTGCGATCCGTGGATCACGTACCATACGGTACTCACGCCCGTCATAAACGGGGCGTGACTGGCAGAATTCAACTTCTTCCAACGTGTGGGCTTCACCATCCCACTTCATCGTAAAGCCAAACTCCAGGAAACGCCGCTGAAACTCCGTTCGAACTCGTTCTACTTGGTCAGCTTCAACGAACAGCACTCCGTCATCACCGTCATTGATGTACTCGAAACGTACTCCCATTTCCTTCATCACAGTCCAAGTGATTGCACACATGATGAGGCAGTTCCCACTAGCGGTGTCCATATCCCCAGACATAGTGCAACCGTCGACACAGTATTTGACCCAGCCATCGTCACATCTACCATAACAACGATTGCGCCTTCTGAGCTTATTGAACTCCCGCAATTCCGGATAAAAGAACTCCTCAACACCGAACAACCAACCTCTGATGATACCATTGCAATGCTGGTCAAACCGAGATGCATCCAACATAATCCCAACTGGGTTGACAAACTTTTGCCATTTCTGTCGAATCAACTTCCCTCTCTCTCGGTTATTGAGCCCTTTTGCAACAGTCGTGCCTCTAAAGACGCCAGCAAGGGCGCGGAAAGCCGCCTTCTCAAATGGCTTCAAAAACACGCCCACAGTAACGTTGAACCTTGGGTGACGTGGCTGAATCACACGCGCACACGCATTGGGTTTCTTGTGGAAGTTAGTCTTCTCGTCCTTGATGAATGAATTCACGAAGGAATCCGATACCTCAAATGGGCGATTACGAAGATCTTCCACCACACGGTCATACAGTCTATACTTCCGTCCGCTGTAACTATCGACGAATTGCTTCGTGGTTAGCGGCTCCAGCCTCTGGAAGTGACGAATGAACCGTTGTGTGAAGGGTTGTAAGGCTCTCTTCACATCCCTAGTGGGTTGTGGTGGCCGAACGAGGTTACCATCCTCATCTTTCACACAAAAGACACGCTCTACTACGGCACGCTCCAAGTTCACAACGTTATTGTCATGTACCCCCCATCCACGAGTGAGACCCGGGGCCTTGGACGTTATCGTCCTTCGTCTCACCCTACCCCGCCCGGTCACTCGTTTGGACTCCAACTGCTCTGACTTTCGTAACTTGCTGACGCAAGCCTCGAATTCACCCTCAGCCAGAGGACAACTAAGTCCAAACTCGAAGACCGGGCGGTCCTACCCTTTAGTTGGGAACTCCCGCCAGAGTAACAACGCCAGCTTCTCTTTCATACCGGCATTATAACACTCTTCGAAGGCCCCATGCTCAATAGCCAGATCAACACAGAACTGAGTCTGTGTCGCCTGACCGACAAGCGCGAGAACCTGAGGGAGATCCCGTTGGCAATGCATCCATCGGTGATTCGACTCTCTCATCACCCGCATCGCTAAAAGGCGCGCGGCACTCCATTCTGCCTGGGTCTTGGGTACCCGGCCGAACTTCATCGCCACTTCAGCTGCAACCTCATGGATAAAGGGCGCCTCTTCTTTATCCAACAACTGCTCGCGCTCAGCTACCAGTTCCCTACGAATTGACTCAGCCATTTTAATTTGGCTGGCCACCCTGATAGCCTCCCGCCATTTATGGACCATTCGCCAGATCTTGATTACTGCACTTCCGGATGCATACATAACCAACAACCAGCGTATCCAACGGTTATTTACCACAGCAGAAAGCCGCCGTGATACTTCCCCCAGTGAAGGGCCTGGGAGGATGTGGCTTATGATATGAAAGTAG